TGGCGGAGGCACTGCCCCTGGTGGTGGTGTTCAAGGTACTAGCCAAAACGTATTCTTAGTAGACTTCGCTACTACGGCAATGAACTTAAGCCCTCGCCATCTTGGTCAAGCTTATGCTAACTTGCTCGCAGTATTGAACTTTGCTTCACAAGATATTTACAAGAGTACTTACCGTGGTGCTGGTAACTTTATTGTTACTTCTCCATATGTTGCCGCTATCCTCTCTTCTGCTTCTAAGCTAGAAGGTGGTGTTAAAGCTGGTAACTTTGATGGTCAGCTAGGTGCTAATATCAACTACGCTGGTAAGCTTATGGGACAGTTTGATGTCTACGTAGACCCTCTATACCCTGATGATGAAATGTTGATGGGTTATAAGGGTGGTTCTCCAATGGACTCCGGTTTTGTCTATGCTCCGTACATTCCTGTGCAGATGCTACCGACTATTACCGACCCGGAAACTTTCCAACCAAGAAAAGGTTTGCTCACTCGTTACGGCAAGACTGCTGTAACTCCTGAGTCTCGCTTCTACAGAGTTATCCGTATTGTCGGTGCTAACGATTACATGTTCGCTCCGTTCCAACGTCCTGCTAGAACTTAATCCTAATCTTTAGATTAATTATAAGAACCTTGCTCTTTGAGCAAGGTTCTTTGCTATATAAGATGAGGACAAACAAATGTACCAATATCGAAACACCCAAGAAAGAACAACTTATCGGATAACTTTATCCAATGGAGCACAAGTGACCATTGCAGCAGGTCAAGTCGTATCTTTAGAAGAGCGGTTAAATCCTGTTCCGGGCTTTTTAGAAGACCTGAATGCCATTGAAGAGAAGCCGAAGAAAGAAGCTTCTAAAAAGAAGTCCGCTAAAAAGTCTAAAAAGGTAACTAAAGATGAAGCAACGGACGGTAAAACCACAAACTAGATTCGGAAGCACTTTCGGAGATACTATAGGATTTCAAGCCCAGTTATCTGCATTTGACTACTATGGCGAGATAGATTATAATAATCTTTGTCGTCGAAGGTTTTCTAATGAGACCCACTACTCCGAATTCTACCAACAAATCAAAGACCAGATAAGGTCTAGGTTAGGTCATCCTATTGTTAGAGTAGAGTTAGATGATTTTCAACTACAGACTGCAATCGATGAAGCAATATCTAAACTAGACTACCATGCTCCCGATTGGTGTACTCAATACTGTTCATTTGCCACGGTAGCCAATATTGGTTTATACGAACTTCCTAGTGTTGTGATTAATAACCTACGTTCAGCTTACTACTTAAAAACATTACTTTCTATTCAACGTCAAAGCGGTACTTTAGAATTTGATTTCTTTCTAAAATACTTTCAAGATAATTTCTTGTTTAGTGATTTCAGCGTAGGTGATTATTATGTTTTAGTATCTCATTTAGAGATGATGAGAAAAGTACTGGGAAGAGACGGGTCTTTTAATGTTGTAAATAATAAATACCTTTCTATAACCCCCACTCCGACAACTAATACTGAAGGAGAAGTTTTAATTGAGTTTAAAGCTTTGGATTCGGACAGACTGCATCCTTACTTTTTAACGTGGTTGCATAAATACTCAACGGCTATTGCTAAAGGCATTCTTGGTCAGATTAGAGGTAAATACGCTCAACTTCCATCTCCCGCAGGTGGCGCCGTGTTGAACGGGGATGCTTTAATCGAACAAAGCGAGAAGGAGCAAGAAAAGCTGGTTGAGGACCTACTTCACGAGATTGAAGAACCTCCCGTATTCAGCACCTTCTAATGACCAGAAAGAAACAATTTAAAACTAATAACGAGATTACCTCTCCACCGGACACGGATGGAGTTTTGAACTTGTTTGATTTAAATAATCCTGATATAGAATTATTTAATATGGTTGATGATGAGTTGATTAAGGTTGCAGGCTCCCAGATTTATTTATATAAATTTCTAGGATTGGAAGGAAGTGATGACCTGTACCAAGAAGATACTATGAAAAGTATCTCACAAGAACCTTCTGTTGTATGGGGTCATTACGAACCTCGTCCTATAGATGAGAATATAACCGAGTTTGGTATTGTCATGGAGAATGACCAAACTTTTACTTTCAATAAATCATACGTACAGAAAGTTTTAGGTCGTCCTATTATTGCGGGTGATATATTAAGTCCTAAATTTCAAAATTTAAAATACGAAGTGTATGAAGTTCAGGAAGATGCTTTTGATGTATACGGCGTGTATCATTTGCTTTGCTGGGCGAAAGTCCTCCGCGATGATGAGGTTATTACTCAAGAGGACGATGAGTTTACTTCAGAGTTCGATACTACTAAATAATTATTATGGACTGGACTATAGATTCAATACGAGAAAAACTTATGCGCTTGGAGAGAGAAGGTTCTTTCCAAAAGCCAGAGTTCTATAGACAGTTCACGAAAAATCTGACTGAGGTTTTGAAAGATTTTCATGTGGTGAAATCAGATGATTCTATTCGTACAGTAGGTGTTGTATTCGCAAGTCCTGAAAGAGCTATAGCAAAATTTAAAGATAGCGTAACAACAGAGCTTCCTTTAATTTCTGTAGGATTTAATGGTATTGAAGTAGATTTCCAAAGACGTAGACCTTCATTTAACATCGTGCAAAGTAAGGCATGGGATAAAGAGAAGAGGTGTGCAATTAGAGTCTATGCCTTAGCTCCCGTAGCCGCTGATTTAAAATATAGTATCAATATATGGTCTAAGTATATCGAAGATATGAACCAAATCACTGAACAGTTAATGTTAAAATTTAATCCGAGTGTTGCGGTAAACACTTCCTTTGGTGATGATTTTGAAATTTTTATTGAAGATGTATCAGATATGTCAGACCTAACACCTGGAGACAAACAAGATAGAGTTATTAGAAGAAGCGTTAAAGTAACTGCGAAGGGTTATATTCCAAGTAGAACTTACCGCTTCACTAACACAGGACAGATTGAAGAGTTCCTAATGGAGGCTGAGGTTAAGACTGATGTTACCGGTTAAGCAGTGTCGACTTAGGGTTATGCTTGAGGGTAACATGTTTATACTATCAGGGACCCCATATGGGCTGGGCAAAAAGCTTACAATAGGAATAGAGGGGTCCTTAGGGTGGAAGTGTCAGTGTGAGCCGCCGAAGACCGCTTGCGTGGAAGAACTTCCTGTTTTGGGCAATAAGTATTCGAAGTCTGCCATTTTATGGGAGACCTGTCTAGAACGTGGTCCCTGTAAGGACTCACACTCCACGCGAGATAATGATTGTGTTGCGAAAGGTCATGCTCCGGTTTATGTAGTGGTGACGGTAATCTATTACGACACCCCGACTGGTTACGGCGAATTCCTCGCACAACTGGCGCTTGAGCTTGAGAACCTGGTTAAAGAAAATGCTAACCGACTTAACTGTGGTCTAGGAGAGATTTCTAATACGTCAGACGAGGCAATGGAAGGGGCTAGGTTCTTGATTGCGGACAACCAAAAACTGTCGTTGGGTAGTCCGTCGCCTCCCCGTCTTAAGCAAAGAATCCCTCAATCACCCCCAAACCAGGACGTCACAGAAGTTTATTCCTCCAGAGGAGGAAGTTTGAACCAAGAGCAAGAGGCGGAGGAGCCGCCGTGCGATACCTTAGTTCACTTCGAGAATGTGAGAGTAGACCCTTCTGGAGTTATGTTTTACCCAGAGCGCGCATGGCAAGGATACGCAGGGGTGGAAGTGACAGTGGACGTAGTCGCTGAATGTAAAATGGTTGATTGCGAAACTACTTGCACTACGTCTACGCCAATCATCAAGGACTTTAAAACAGGATTCGTCATAAAGTCCGACAACTTCCCACCAAACTTCTGGAGTGACCTAAAAAAACATGGCTTCAGCGGCAGCGGCGCCAGCGTTAGTTTAGAGGAGCTTGCAGATGAGGGTTTTGTAGATGATGGAGGTGTTTCTGAGCCAGGAAACGCTTACACCTGGTTTGCTCCAGTAACAGACGCGATAGATTTCGGAGTTGGTCATGGAACTATGGGTCCGTGGGGTGACCTGGCACTGGGCAAAGAAGCTGTACGCCCTAAGGGTAAAAAATCCATCCCCATGGATGACTGGGCACGGGACCCGGAATGGAAATACTTGTGGGACTATCTTACGGGAGGTGTTAAGGAGTGTACCTGTACGAGGCACGTCTCTCACTCGGCGCATATCTCTAAGAGCTCATAGAAGACCTAATAATGAAGGAC